GGGATGACCTGTGCAGGAGTCCATCTTAAAGATGCAGCAGCCGATGGCCATACAAAAGTATCGAATGAAGAGCTATCGATATCGACAGTAATACTGTTTGTAGTAGTATTGATCGCCAATATTTGAGCTCTTAACCCGTCGAGTTGCGTCATACCATTAGAGGGGGTGACAGTGAATGTGACCCTCTGCCCAACTGTATAACCATGGGTTACCGTCATGAATATTTCAGTCGTAGTCCCTTTCGTTACCTTGGATATTATCCTGGAAACAGGATAATACATAGGATCATAGGGGATTCGCATATATTCAGCAGTATCCGCATTCCCTGCAGCCACCATATATGCCAATGTAAAGCTAGTGTTAGCATTAAGAGAGGCAATAGTGAAGTCAATCCCACCATATGGATAGTAATTGGCTCCATTTACTGCGTTAGTGATTCTAACAATGTCCCCATTGGCAAGCCCTGAAGTATTCGCAGTTGAAACTACAGGGGGCGTTGCGTTCGAGATGTCTGTGACAGCAATCGCCGCTCCTGGGGAGCTTTGCGTGGTGTCTACGACAACGAAGCCTCCAGTGGCAGCATACGTAGGAGCCATGACCAATAAGGTCTTGTTCCAAGTAATCATGCTACCATTGGCCATACCCTTGAAAAACTGATAGATAGGAGGGTCACCCCCACTGACAGCTATTTCAGTGTAGTTGATGACTTCAACCTTATCAAAATCACAGGGGATTATGATCTCTCTATCAGCTCCGTCAGAAGTGAATCTTCTGCTGAGGATATTATCTAATACCGCCATGATCCACCCCCTATGAGTTAAGCAGCGTGCTGCGAAGGTTTATGATCCACGCATCGTTGGTGATACGCGGCACCTCAGCAAACTTGTACCCAACACTAGCATTGAGGGCTAAAGGCCCATCATAGATAGGAGGTCTATACAAGAACTGCGCCGAATACCCGTCTTGCTCAATACATGCGTATGCTTCCATACCAACGCAAAATACGTTGTATATGTCATTGCCTAAAGCAGAAGCATTCTGGGTATAGCTGCCTATGCTAGAGAGAAGAAATCTAAGGTTCGAAACTGAACCCCATTCAGGACGCAATACGCTCTCTTGGTATGGATATTGAGCCTTAGCGATGAAACCCGTTACAGATTCGATAGTGCGAATCATGTTAGTCGAGCCTAAAGCGAAGTACGCATCCCTTACAGGGGCGGTACCGAACTTGTCATCACCTTCAATATTATCTGAGATCGTATAGGCGTTATTGCCTGCAAGAGTCTCTATAACAGTATCAACGTCAAATCTGGTCATATAACCAGGATTGTCACCATTGTTACCAGTACAGTTGATAAATGAAGCCGTAGATGCAAGCATATTACGGGTTAACTCATCTTCTGTTTGTCTAAGAGAAACGCCAAGACGTTGTGCTGACTCATTAAGAACAGGGTCTTGGTTCTGTAAAGTCACTTGCTCATTGAGATAGATGTACGTGCCATAGAAATCCATCTTGGCATCGATATCTACTGCTGTGAGCTGCTGTGGTGGAGGAGTGATCCCTGAATTGCCCAGCGGAACTGTAGCCGTGTTCAAGGGATTATATCGTCTCATACGAAGGGTCGTACCACCGTTGCGTGGCATCGCCTTCAGATCCGCGGGGATCTTGTGAATCATGTACGGTACTGGGACCGACAGAAGCTTGTATGAGAACGACTGCTGAACTGGTGCTGGAAGCACCGAAGAAGTCGTAATACCCATTTTTGTACCTAGGAAACGTGAATGTTCCTAAGTTGCCGACACTTAATTTACAGGCATCTGCTGGCGAGACAGAACTACGCCGGGTTGGGTAGAGATAGCGAATCTCCTAAACGCTACCAAAAATATACAATTTTCTTTAAAATTAAGTCAAATATTTCGTAGGGTAAAATGGAAATTCCATTCGACTTGATAAATTACGAATTCGGAGATCCTCCTCCAGGTTACGAACCAGAAAATGAGGAAGAAGCGCTAATGTACTTCCTCCTCATCGACCTCATGCTCGTTAGCGCGTAGCTATGTGCGCTTGCGGCAGTCCTGCATCTCCCTGTATAGCGCCTTCTTTAACTCAGACGTCAGACCATTCGAGAACCTATTGGCCTCTGCAAGAGCCCCTTGCTTCCTCACTGCCTGTACAGAGACGGGCCTCTTGGAATTGTCTTCTGCTTTTTGTTTTTCTTGCATTGTGCCCTTGTTCATGTGGTAATCCGTCTTCTTCAGGAGTTTGTACGCCGCTAAAGCCTGCTTGTAAGGGTCATCCGACATCCTTTGAATCGAAAGAACAAGCTCTGGATCATGTTGTTGCATGTACTCCACATTCTCTACGGTCAGAACCTCATCATAGTCTGGAAACTTCGCCCTAAGCCTATCTTCGACCCCCTCAGCATCTTTCTGCTTGAGTTGCCGCTCTAATTCCTGAAGTTTCTTATTGAGCCTCTTAGGAGTGACATAAGGCTCATCGTCATCTTCGTCCTCTACAGGAGCGGTTTCCTTTTTGGGAGATAGGGCTTGCTCCCTGAGTAGCTGATTTTCCCGCTTCAGTTCTTTCAGCGCAGCTCTGATTTCTCTCCAGTTTTTCTCTTGCGAATTCTCTTGAGAAACCTCTTGAGCATGCTCCTGTACAGGTTCATCAGATACAGGTCCTTGTGGAGTTTCTGCTTCAACTTGAAGAACCTCTTTTTCAAAAATTTCTTCCATATAGTCACCTCTAGTTGGCGAGACTAGCACCATGCAGCCTACTCACATATATTAAAACCAATATTTATTTTAACAAACCCTAACTTTGGCGTCTTTGACTAAAATGCTGAACTTTTACATGATGAGGGTTCCTTTCTTGACTAGATTTTTCTGATGTTCTATGATGACAAGATAACAGGCGACCACCGCATAGGTCCGGAGGTGAACATGCTATACAAAGATTCTTTAGAAGAGGTCCAGAGGCTACTTGATGACTGGCTAGCCGATGATTCAATAGGTCTACTAGAACGAGACCAAATCCAAAATAAACCTTACACACAGCCTCCGAAGTGGCCAGAGAGCATTGGGCCGCAATTCGTTGAGGTCTTTCTCAAATATATCGAATCAGTCAAATGGGACAGCGAAATCGCTCATATATTTGAGGATGAACTGCACTCAGGGATCCTGGCTGCAATAGCCGAAAACAGATGTTTCGAACCACAAACATGCGCTAGGAGGGCACTAGAGAGCCATTACATTCCGTTCAAAAGGCAATTCTCTAAATAAGTGTCCCGTTGACGAATGACCTGCAAAAATGAACTAGCTGAGAGTCCTGAATATAATCTGAACCATGTTCATACAGATGCAAGACTGTCTCTTTGTCTGGAACGCACCAAACGAACTCAAGCTTCTCCTGCTTTGGGTCATACAGATATACTGCCAGGTCATACTGTGGCGTGGGCCTCGTATACCTCCAGTAAAACTGGTTCCGTATCAGGTTGACCATCAACCTATCTCGCCTCGTTTGCACGCATACGTAGAAGGGGGTTTCTTTTCCTACAACTCGCTCCCCCTCTCTGGCAGCCTCTATAAGGCTATCGATATAGCCCTTGAGCATCTCTCTGGTAGTATCGACAACAGACTGTTTCTCATCAGGGCGTTCGAGAAGCTTTACACTGGCAGCTCCAACGGTCATGGCCTATCTCCGGATGTTCAGGCGATTGGTCTTAAGAAAGTTACGATCTATCTTGATGTTCTGAACCGAGTCGGTCTTAAGATCAGGATTTTTCAACACTTTCTTAGCAATCTTGGTAGCTCGGCCTTCAGGCCTAGGCATCACAGGCATAAACACCTACATGAAAAAGGAGGGATATCCTGCATGCGGCTCAAGATATCCCTATATTGTTTAGTACATGCCTTTGGACATGTTCTTGCGAACTTTTTTCTCTGCATCAACAGAATCTCCGTCAAGCCTTACGATCGTGTCGTCCAGGTGCTTGTCACCAGACTTCAAGACCGGATAAGCCTTCATGATGGGGTGCTGAGGCATGTTGGCGAATTCACCATGACCCATGGGCCTCCCAGGATGCTCAGAGGTGCCGTGTGATGGTTCACTCATTTTGTGATGGTGATGATGTTTTTCATGCATTGCATGCTTCTCATGGTGCTTGTGCTTCATTTTGTCCTCTCATTTGTAAATTCGCCATGCCCGTCCCTACAGGAGGTGCTTGCGAAACTCGGGTTTTGTCTACTTCCTCTCCCACCTGCATAGAGCCCTTTATCTTCTCTACCAAAGAGATAAAGTTGTGCAATTGATTGAGATCCATTTCCTCGAGCTCTTTCGCGGCCTTGATCTCGTTGAGGGCACCCATAGACCTTTGATTTTGAGCTTCTGCTAACCTTTCTATAGCAAGAGAGTTGTTCTCGTTGATTCGGTTGTACCTTTCTGCGCTAAGCCCTTGATCTGCCGCAGCTTTAGCTTGCAGAGACTGCATCTGAGCCATAAGTACTTGCTGCTGTACTTGCTGCGCTTGCTGTGCCTGTTGCGATTGTGCCTGTTCCTGTGCTTTGATTGCATCCACAAGCTTCTTCTTATCCTGAAGAGTGGAGGCTTCAATAAGCAGGTCTGTCGGGATGGGTATCTGAAGCTCTCTAAGCTGCAATAACTGCGCAAACTGCATCTGACGTTGTGTAGAGGTATTTAGGCCCTCTTCCACAACGCAGTCATATTTCTGGAACACACGGTTGTAGAACTGCTCTGAAGGCCTCTCTCCGATAATCCTCTGCACCTTCCCAGGACTAAAATTAGTCTGAATTAAGTCAATGAATATCTGCCCTAGATACTTCTGAGACTGGTTTAGCTGGTCGAAGAGTATCTGTAGGGTTGTTAACCCCGCTCCCTGCCTAAGCATGGACAGAATTCCTGGCTTTGTATCACTCGCAGAACCCAAAAGCTCTTCATTTACACCACTAATCTCCATGATTTCACGACCTAAGATCTCAGAAAGTTGCATCATGGAAGGGGGAATCTGTGGCGGCTGGATGACCTGAACATCATCCATCATGGCTTCTTTCTTTTGAGCTAAAGACCTTCCCTGACCCTGTAAGAAGGCATCTTTAGGGTTGATCAGAGAGTCTTCCTTGTACTTAATTCCAGAGTTGACCTGGCTCTCAAGGATGTCCAGCTCAATTATCTTGCGCCTATTATACAAGTACTGCGCATCCCTCAGTCCTCTAACCACTCCCTGGACTCGCCAAGGGAAGTAGGGTATCTG